GACGCCGTTCCAGACGAGGCGGTAGAACGCGATGGCGGTCTTGACCTTGAACTCGCCGCCCTCGCCGAGCTTCTGCTCGCCCATGTCGATCTCTTCGTGCCGGCCGCGCACTTCGACCTCGACCGAGTCGACCTCGCCGGTGTCGTCCTGCTGGTAGGCGCAGGCAAAGCGGAGACCGACGCCGGCAACGCCGACGACGCCATACTGTGCCAGGACGTCGCGCATCGGCCCGCCGGTCGACCATTCGGCCTCCATCGCTTCGCTGCCGAGATCGATCTTGATGACGCCATCCATGCCGCCACCGCGCCAGTCGTCGAGCTTGCGCGTGAGCTTCGGCAGGGTGAACGATGCGACCTGACCGACATAGGCGGCACCGCTGTTGAACAGCATCAGGTCCTTGAGCTTACGGGGGAGACCCATGAGAAACTTTCCTTAGATAAAAGGGGTGCGGGGCCGATCAGCCGTTGGTGACGAGGCTGGCGAAGTCCTGCAGGAACTCGTCGGAGATCTCCTGCTCCAGCCCCAGCGCTTCGAGAGGCGGTACCGGGGTGTAACGGTAGCCGATCACCAGCTGCCCGGCCTTGAGGCTGGCGACCGGGTTCTTGTCGGGGTTGAACACTGCGACGGCGCCGAGGATCTTGCCGGCGCGGGTCAGCGCGCGGAATGCTTCGTTGATCTCGGCGACGATGTCCTTCGCGAGGCTGGGTGTCAGCGGCTTGTCGATCGCCCAGATCATGCCGGCAACGATGCTGTCGCCGAGGATCTGCGCGGTGCGCGTGGCGCTTTCGAACGTGAAGGCGCTATCGGTCGCGGCGCAGGTGCGGTTGCCCCAGAAACGCAGCTCGCCGTTCAGGCGGACGATCGTGGTGACGCCGGCGCCGTTGAGGATTGCGGCATCGCTGTCGGCGTCGCCGATGTCGAACTGCACATCTTTGGTCAGGCCGGTGACGCCGACGACGGGGACGTTCGACAGCGTCTTGTGCCACCCCTGCGTCTGGTCGATCGCGGCTCGCAGGCCGAGCGCCCGCGCCACGGCGAAGCTCGGCACGTCGGCACCGTTCGCGCCGAGTGGCGCCGTGAAGTCCGGCCAGATGAGCATCAGCTCGCGTTCGGTGAATTTGGCACGGTAGGCGGCAACTGCCTGCCGATTTACGCCGACCGCGCCTGCGTAGGCCATGGCACGCAGCCGCTTGGCGACCGCCGCAAGCGCTTTGGCGACGTTCTCGGGATCGAGGCCGGGGGCGCCAATGATGCGCGGGCGCACCCCGATTTGAGCCTCGGCTGCGAGCAGCGCCTGCATGCCGGTCTTGATGCCGTTCGCGTCGGAGCCGATCACGTTCGTCGCGGTGGCCGCGGCGTCGGCGCCGGGTGCCACGCGCACGACGACGACGGTGGTCCGGACCTGATCGGCAATCGCCTGCAGCGCGCTCTTCATCGTGCCATCGTTGCCAGCCGCTGCGATGGCATCGGTCAGCACCGTAACCTTCACCGGCGTGTTGAGCGGGAACAGCGCGGCATCGGCAGCGGGCGCGGTAACGACCAGACCGATGATGGCAGTGGCTACGGTAGCGATGACGCGGGTCGAGCTGGGGACCTCGGTCTGCGAAATACCATGAAACATTGGCAGTCCTTTCAGGCGAACGCGCTGAGCGCGGTGAGCGGGGTAGAGAAGGCAAAGGCGGCGGCAGGCCCAGCGACGTCGGTGCGGCGTCCGGTCACGACCAAGCGGGCGCTCGATGCGCTGTCGCCGGGTTCGAGGGTGATGCGGCTGATCCGCGCGCGACGTTCCTGCCGCTGCAGCGCAAGAGCTGCAGCGGCAAACACGCGGATCCGCGTCAGGTCATTCAGCGGCTGGTCGAGCAGCTCGGGGATGCGCGAGCCGTAATCACGCCGGCCGACGCGGGTGCCGATGGGCGTGCTAAGGATGTCGGCGATCGACTGGCGTAGGTGGTCTACTCCTTCGATCAGCTTGCCGGTCTCGCGGTCCATGCCGATCATGATTCTTTCATCCACGCGATCTTCTGTTCTTCGTCGCGCTCATCCTGAGGATGGAAAGAGCCATAGAACCGTGCGCCGGCAGCCATGTTGGCGATGTTCCGACGATCGGCGTCAGACAGCTCAATCATGATCGCGCTGTCGGGCTCTACCGAATGCCAATGATCGCCGACCTTCACCCTCATTGCGGAGGTCCCGAGATCGCGCCACCGGTCTGAACGCCGGTGTGCTTGTGATTGAGGAGGCTCTTGCCGTTCGCGACGACATCGCCGCTGGCGGTCATCTTGCCCTGCAGGTTGATGTCACCCTCGACCGTAAGCGGGCCGATCAGGTGGATGCCGGCGGGCGCCTTGATCAGCGCCTTGCCACCGCCCGGCAGGACGGCGCTCAACTGGTGGGTCTCAGGATTGTAGAAGATCCGCGCGCCGTCTTCGAACTCGACCAGCGTCGAGCCGTCGCTTGCCGGGTGCGGCGCCGCGTCTGAGCTGAGGCTCCCGATGACGATCGCTCGTTCCGTGTCCGCTTCGGGCGCCAGCACCAGCACCTGTTCACCCTCGGAAGGTGGCGACCAGACGCGGGTCTTGCCGACGCGGGCGCAGAGCCAAGGGATGTTGCCGGTGATCAGTTCGTCGGCGATCTGCACGGTGCAAGTGCCGCTCTTGAGGTCGACGGACGCAATGGTGCCTTCGCGGGCGAGGTCACCGATCAGGCGTTGAGTGTCGCGGGGGTCCATCGGGCGACCATGCGCGGCGGTTGCGCCGTTGCGAGGGGCTGCTCGTGTAGAAAGGCTTTCTACACGAGCAGCGAGAGAGGTGGCGACCGCCGAGTGATCAGCAAACCAGACGTTGAATTTCGGCACGATCGGCGATTCCCGCGCCATGGCGACGATCGATCCACTACGTAGCGTGTCGGGTCTTCTAGACAGGCTTTCTACAAGACCGCGATGCCAAGCGGCGATCCGGCTGCGGTGCCGTCGCCGCGGAGCGCCTTGTACCAGGCAAGCCGCTGCGCGTCGGTCAGAATGGCGGGAACGCGTGCAGCGTACGCCAGCTCGAACGCACCCCCGTAGATGCCGCCGCCAATCTTCACCGAAGTGGAGGGCCGGGCGGCACCCGCTGCCCCACCGACATTCGTCGGGTTCAGCGCACCGTTTTGCCCCGTACAGATGCGACCGACATCGCCCTGCGATCCCCAGCCGAATACGACTTGGTAGCCAGCCCCCACATAGGCAGTGACAGCGATATCCGGCGCCACGCCGCCCTGCGCATTGTAAAAGGCCCAAGGGTTGCCGTTCACACCCGCCATGATGCCATTGAAAGGGCCTGCCGCCGCGAAAATCCCGCCGGAAGCATTGCCCTTGCAGACAATGACGAATGTCTGATCGAGTTCGGTCGCGATGCTTTTCGTATCAATTCCGACTGAGGCGGGCGCAGGAACGATGATCGAACGTGCTGTGATCTGCGGAGCGCCGACAGGTGCCGTTGCCGCATCGGGCTTGGCTCGGTTGACGATCGAGGCGGCTACGGTTCCGCCCATGACGAATTCGTCATTGAGCAGATGGGCGATTCCTTCCGGAGTCCAGAGCGTCGCGATCACGTCCGCCTGAGCGGGACTTGCGTCGGGAAAGATGATGCTGGTGCCTGCCATGGGGGAGTCCTTATGCGAGCGTCGTGGAGGTGATCAGGCACCAGTTGTGCATGACGTAGGTGTTCGTGCCGACGGTCATCTGGACGGTATCGCCCATTGTATCGCGGATGTTAGTGCGCCCGCCGTTGCCGAAGCCGGTGCGGATCTTTGAGCCTGCCGGCACTGCCGAAGCGGCGACGATTTTGACCGTATCCTTGCCGACACGTTCGACGCTAATGATCGCGATCGCGGCGCCTGCCGAATCGACGAGGCTAAACCCCTTCGATCCTTGCTCGGGGACAGATGCGGTATCGAACTTGATCTCGCCGCTTTCCGGTTCGAACCGGACCATGATGACCCTGCCATCGCGGTACGCGTCGATCGGAGCCAGAGGCTTCCAGATGCCCTTTTCGATGACGACGCGCTGATAGGCTCGCGCATAATAGCAGCCGGCCCACTGCGAGCCTTTGTTCGTCCAGTGCGGGTAGCCACTGTTCGGCAGATGCGCGAGGTTGCCGACCATGACGAAGCCGGGTTCGCTTCGGCAGATGTCGAACTGCTCGAGTGCCAGATACGGGTTGTTGGCAAAGCCGTATGTCGCATGCGCAAAGACCTGATCGACGAAGCACAGCACATCGCCATTGGCGGGGTTCGCCGCCTTGGCATAGGTATCAAGGTTGGTCCGGATCGCCGTCAGCAGCGGGCGGTAGACGTTCGCCGGGGTCGCGTTCTGGTAGTCGCTCTCACCTTGCGACCAACTGATCGCTCGGAACTTGCTGGACTTGCCTGACGCCTGCGCGATCGTTCGCATCGCGTCGAAGTCAGCCTTGATCCAGTTGTGCTGCATCGTCCCGACCTTGAGGCCATCGATCGGGGTACCTCCGGTGGCATCGCAACTCATCAGCATCTGGTACGGTCGATCGGCTGGCGCGATGCCGTAGTCGGCCGAGATACGCTGCTTGAGTGCCGCGTCCATTCCGCTCGCTGGCGTTTCTCCTGCGTTACCATTCGTCCGCTCGATCAGCGGCACGAACGATGATCGCGCGGGTGCGCTGACACCGTCACGACGCACGCCATCGTTGAAGCTCAGGCCGTCATATAGGGCTGCGCCAGTGAGCGAAGGCACGCTATCCGCGCCGGTGGGCTTTGATTGCCCGTACCAGACGAACAGGTTGATCTCGGCGTCCATTACCGGCTTGGCAGCAGCGACGGCACCGCGGGGCGCGAGAATGCTAGAGATAACCACGCCATTGATCGATTTTACGCCGACCAGATTCGCGACTGCGAAGGCGCCGCTATATTTGATGCCGGCAAGCGCGCGGCCGAGCGGATCGCGCCAAACCTGAAGGAAACCGGACGGGGCTGCACCGGCAATCGCCGAGCCCGGCACGGTCAGCATCGTCGTCGTGAGGTTCGAGATTCGCGCACGACCGATCTTAATCAGTCCGTCCAGTCCGACGACAAGAAAGGAGCGGCCGAGGCTGTCGCGCAAGCCCCCCGCATAGCCGGCTGGTGCGTCCGGTTTCACCATGGTGGCGAGCGGCCCGATTGCGTTGTCGACGGCAGCCTTCATCAGGCTAGAGATACGAGCGCGGAAGGTGAGGCCGCCGCGAACGACGGGCACGGTTTCGGTGCCATCCGGATCGTCGAGCGACGGAAGGTCGTAGATTTTTGCCATGTTCAGTGACCTCGGGCGAACCACCGAAAACCGCCAGATGCGTCGGCGGTCGGGGTCTTGTGGTTTTGGGCGTAGAGTTGAGCACTGGCCGCGCTGAGCGACACCTCCTGCATCGTCGACTGGCCGTCGTTCGTCTGGCTACTGTTGATGATGGTGCCCCAGATCCCGTCGCAGGTCGTTGGGAACGGCCAAGGAAAGTTGAGGACGAATGTGGACTCGCTTCCGGGAAATGAGGAAACTCCCATCATTTCAACGCTACCGTCTGAGAACCGCCGGTAGCGGTTCGCACCGTCGACCTTGCTCTCGACCAGATAGATGACCCCCGCCGATGCGAGCGCGGCCGGCGTAGCAGCAACGTTGCTCGCCCCCCCCGCGATCAGCTGAGCTGCCGTCGCGGCCGGAACAGAGATGGTGATGTCGGTCCCGAGCGCGTTACCGCCGATCGCAAGACCCGACGTATCGACGCGACGCGTCAAAGGCACTCGCGCCAAGATCGAAGAGAGAATGTTGACCAAGCTTAAAGGCGTCACCGCCTTGGTGCTGATCGCGCCGGCGTCGGCCTCCGCAGCGCTCGCCGCCGGCACGCCGATTGTCACGTCGGCACTGAGCTCGCCACCGCCGACGGCAAGGCCACTTACATTTACCCGCCGCCCCAAAAACAAGCCCGCAAGTCGCGCCTGCAGGCTTTTCGGGGTGACAGCGCGCGCCGCGTCGGTGCCGTCCGCGGTCTCCTGATCTGTCGCCAGCTCGACGATACCTTTGGTCGTTGTCGTCGCTGGCGGGTTCAGGAAATTGGTATCGCCAAAGACTAGGTTGGCAACGTCGCTCGTTGGAAACGCGATATCGATCGCGAGTAAGAGCGACGCCCTCTCAGACTTTTGCCCGATCGGCGTGTCCTGCCCGTATACCGCGAACAGCGTGCCATCGGCGAGGAAGAGACCGAAGCCGCGGATCTGATACGTCAGAGCGGCATCGTCGCGCACGATCATGTGAACGATGTTGTCGCTTGCTGCCTGCCCCGACACGGTTGCGACGCGGCGAAACTCGCCGGGGAGCGCGGTCAAGGTAGGCGCGACGATAAAGACGGTGTCGGTGAAGCCTACTTTGGCAATCGTCAGGTCGATATCGTCCTGTACCTGGGCAGCGGTAAAGCGCCCCAAGCCAGCCGTTGTCATTACCAGTCGCAGTGCTGTGGTCATGGCCGGGTGTCCAGATACTCGGAAGCGCCGAACGTGATCGGTTCGCCATCCTGGGTTTGCAGAAGGAAGGGCCAGTCAATCGACGCGTCGATCGTCAGATTTGCATCCTCGCGGATCGAGACGGCGGCGCGAGCAACCCCGAGGA